CCTGATGCTGCAGCGTTCCATGCAAAAAAGTTTGATGCATCTGTTACTGTTGCTCCAGATGAATGTGTTGCTGCTGTTGTGCCCGATGCCCCTCTAGTTAAACCAGATAATGTCCCACTATTATCATTACCAGTGTAGGTAATTAATTCATTGTCTATTAACACTGTACCTGATGACGGAAATGAAGACGAACTAGCCATTGTCAAACTTGTTACACTAGCGTTTATGCTTGATGATAATGTCGATACAAACTGTCCTGCTTGTTGCCCGCCCCATGATCCAAGACTCCAACCTGTAGATGCAACCTCAACAGCTGGTCCTACAGGGTAGTAATGTTTAACTCTAATACCACCAGACGTAGAAAAAGTTAGAGTTACAGTCTTTGATCCGTTAGTGGTGCTAAACGCACTTGTTAAAGTTGTAGTAGCTTTGATGGGATGTATATCATAAAATATACCACCAGAGTATGCGTATAAAATTCTGTTTGTTCCTAAGATGGCATACTTAATACCTGATGTATTTACAAAGTGATGAATAGCTGTTGCTCTACCTGTTATTTGAACAGATCCTAATTGTGACCAACCACCTATTTTTTCAGGTGTACCATATCTAAAACGAACATTGTCACCATCAACCCACTGGCTTTCACCACCTGTCGATGTAACTTGTTTGTTAAATCCCGGTGCAAATTTTACTTTTTGCAACATATTAATTTACCTATGGTTTAGTAGGCCATGTAGCGTTTTCACATTTTTCAACAGTATCTTTACCTGCAGGCAAGTCTCTGAGATTTTGTCTGTATGTCTTCATGTCGTCTGACATGGTCACATCAGATAAAGCATAATAATCAGTTTCAGCAAGAAGTCTATTTCTTTTAGCTCTAAGGTTAGCTAAAGCTCTAGCAGGGGCTGCATCTGCCCATGCTTTTTCTTCAGCGTCTCTAGCTGCTTCTTCTTCAGCTGTAAACTGTACTTTGTTACCGTTTATATTATGATATCTTGGCATAGTTTTTTCCTTATTATTTGTGTACCATTTTTAATTTATTCCGTAAAGGCAAATATCTCCAGCGTCTATGTTACCACTAGACATTTTAAATTGTACTCCATCTATAGCTGTTGTAGTATTACAATAACCAGCAGCATAAGTTTCAAGTGTAAAATCACCATAGTAATAACAATTAGTTCTACTGATAAAATGTTTTACAAATGTAGTGCTTGCTGGGTTAAATAATTGTAATGTACCTGATACAGATTCATCATTTCCATTTCCAACTTCTCTACTTAAATCTTGAAAAGATGTGCTTTGTGCTAAATCGTGCCCTGTTTCAATATTAACATTTGGAGTACCAGAATCTGATTCAGCGTGATAAGCATTAAAAAAAGTGGTTGTTTTTGTAGCGTCATAATCACTTCCACCATCTCTAAAATTTACTTGAAATTTAGCTTGGTCAGTAGCTGGATGTATATTATTAAAAGTAAATAAATATTCTTTATAAGTAGAATCTAATACTACATCTGATGTTCCATTTACAAAACTTAATGTACCACTAGAACTAGCAGTCAGCTTTTTAATAAATATCATATTACCAGTATTCAAAGACCCAAAGGATGATACCGATCTAACTGCTCTATCATTAAGTGTAACTATGCTCATTATGAATCCTTTATTCCATAGAGTTTTATAGTGCCAGCATCTATGTTGCCCGTATCTTTTTTAAATTGTATTGCATCTATTGCACTAGTTGTATTAAAATATCCAGCTGCAAATATATCCTGTGAGTTATCGCCAGCATGGGATATATTAAATCTAGCTATAAAGTGTTTTACAAAAGTAGTGGATGAGGGATTAAATAAATACATAAATCCAGAACTAGATTGGTCATTATCATTTCCAACAGAATGCTCTATAGGAACTCCACTTGTTCCTTGTGCAACATCTTTTGTAGTTAGATAACCTATTGATGGTGAACTATCATCTTCAGGATGAAATGCTTGAAAAAAACTACTTGTTGCAGCTACATTATAATTACTTCCTGAATCAGATGATCCTAACATTAAAGTATCTGCATCATCATTTGCTGGATGAATATTAATAAACTTAAATAAATATATAGGATAAGTAGAATCTAACACTACATCACTACTACCATTTACAAAAGTTAAATCACCACTAGAACTTGCAGTTAAAGTTTTAATATGTGTCAATGCTTTAGCTGCCCCAGGTATAGCTGAAATATTTCTAATACTTCTATTGTTATAAGTTACAATTGACACTATGAAACTCCATATAATTTAAATGTTCCTGAATCTATATCACCACTGTGAAATTTAAATGAAACTTCATCAATTGCAGATGTAGTATTTATATATCCAGCTACAGGCACATCAGCAGCTATATTTGCACCATGTGCTTCAACAGTTCTAGCTATAAAATGTTTTACAAAAGTTGTAGAGCTTGGGTCAAATAAATGCAAAGTTCCAGACACATGTTGATCATTGTCTCCTCCAGCTTGACCTAACCTCATATAGCCTGTTCCTTGTGCTATATCATCACCAGTTACATAGTCTAAAGATGCAGCACCACCATCTTCTTGATGATATGCCCTAAATATTGTAGTAGTTAATGTTTCGTTAAAACCACTACCACCAGATGCATTAAATTGAACTCCTAAGTTAGCTCCATCGGTAGCAGGGTGAATGTTTATAAATTTTATAATATATTCTTTATAAGTAGAATCTATATTACTGGTTATATCAACAGTTGCAGAACTAGATGCTGTAGTTGTAGATAATAATACTAAGCTACTACCAGAGACCCCTGAAGGGAGACTGGTAATGGATGCCATGGATCTGTCATTGCATACATTGATTGACATGTTATGCCCCCATCAATGCTTTTATTTCGTCATCGTCTAATCCAAGATCTTTTAATTTTTGTTTGCCAGATGCTTTCTTATTAACTGCTGCAGTTTCTGCATCTTTTAATTCTTGTATCTTAGCATTTACTTCTGCTTCGCTTGGCATGGTAGCACCATCTTTTATAATTTTAATATTAGCATAAGTCATTCTTTGATCGTCAAGAATTTTATTTCCATTGTCGTCATGTGTTTTCCAACCATACCAATTACCATCATTAAAAGTGTGTAAAGCATTTTGAAAATAATCTTTATCCATTTTATGTATCTCCTAATCTAAATACGTTAAAGCCAGTTCTTAATTGGTCAGTTGCACCCTGAACATTTACACTTGCAGCAGTTTCAATATTAATTTTAAATTTATGTGTTGATGTGTCTGTTACATCAATAATAAAAGCACAACCAGCACCAACATTACTACCAGTAGTGCTTGTTGTGTTATAATTTTGAGAAGAATTTCCATAGGATGAATTATTGGTTGTAGTTTGAATTCTTATACCAATATAAGCTAAAGATGCACCACTTTCAAATTGTGCTTGTGCATGAATATAGTAAATTCCAGTTGATGGGAATGTAAATATTCCAGAACTTTCTGATAAACCAGTTCCAATTTGACCAAAACCACCACTATCAGTTCTTTCCCAATTTGATGTAAGATCAGAGTTACCTGTTGATGATATAGTATAATTAGAAGTAATTCTCCAACTATCTGCCATAGTAATTCCACCACCTTTAATTAATGAGTAATCAATTCTTTTAATCGTACCTGCATCTGAAACAAGAAATTCGTCTGTATCGTCAGGCTCAGCTGTTAAAGCTGTCTGCCCTGAGATAATATCATCATTTAATTTAGCAGCAGTCACAGTGTCATCAGACGGCTGACCGATGTCAAGCACGTTACCTAATAAAGTAACGAAGTCGATAACATCCCCCGTCGCCAGATTCGAGGCAAAGGTCATCGTACTACCTGAGATTGTAAAGGATGATCCTGGTTTTTGTAATATACCATTTAAACTGACCAGCATATGATTAGCTGATTCTGGCTCTACGTTTGAGCCTCCTACTTGTAAAGTATAGGCTGCCTGTCCGTTTACGACTGATATCGCATCACAGACTTGAAAGTTTCCGACCGTTGGTGTTTTTCCTATATAAGCCATTATGTCTCCTTATAAGTTAATTTATCCAGCATTGCAAGGCACTCCATTAGAATTTACGAAGGGTGATTCTGCGAAGGCCATGTATATTAATGTATTTCCATTACCTGACACTTCTCCACTTGAATCTCTTACTTTAAAACCATTAGCTAAAAAATCTACATTTCTATCATACTCAGCTTCACTTGTGTTTGGTCTTAACGCTTCACCAGAACCATTAAAACCATTTCTTTTATTATCAAATAAATTCCAATTTTCTCCGTTTGCACTAGAGTTTTTAATTAGTACCCAAGCTGGGCGAAATCCTGTGTAAACAAATGGGCCGTCTGTATTCGCATTTCCTGTAAATGAACCAAACTTACTAAAACCTTTTACACTTCTCCATAAATACATTACATAAGTTCCACCATTTCTATTTGTTGGACTATCTCCATCATTTGCATGAACG